CCTTGAAGATAATAGACAACACACTGACTGCAGGAAGGCCTTCATTCACGTCAAACGTGAGTATTTCGCCGGATATGTCAATAGCGGCTAGGGTGCGTGGTATCCTTAAAATGGCATTCAGCCAAAGGTCAAGGTCACAGCACATATCATATTTGGTGGAATGTGATATGCTTAAAAAGACATTAGCCACCGTCGGCATGGGAGAATACACCGGGATCTTTCAAGATCTGTTTGGTGCTGAACCGGGTTTCACAGAGTTCATTCTACATGAAGCCATGAGGTACTCACAAATGGACTTTGATGACATTCCCGATGCTCTCAAATTACACAGCGCAGATGACAAGAAGTGCGTTGTCAACTCTAGAGATTCTGGGTGTTTCGGATTTGCATTAGCGCATGTAGTCGCAGACAATGTACAAGCGCTCAATGCTCTATCGACCTATTCAGGGCCGGTAGCAAAGAGTGTTGCAATACAAGCGTGCATTGATAATTCCGTGGAATACTTATCTCTTAGAGGTAATTTCTACAAAGGTAGAATTGAATCATGCGTGGACCATTTCCTAGATCGTAGGAAGGGTTCAGGTGTGGTCTATATCTTTGATGACCATGCCATATCTATAACTAGTGTGTCAAATGACACAATAACATTTGGAGGGACTCACAGGTATCGAATAAATCTTGTGACCAATTCAGTTGAAGAACTCGACTTTTTGTAAATCCACATTAAGTCAATCTTTTGACTCTCTCCATTGATTTTCAGCTGAGGCTATGTGAAGAAAATAACATAGAAACAACTACCCATTCAGTTGTTGCTTCCTTGATGGGCGCAAAAATCATTAAACGAATAGGGAAGTGTGTGTGATCCCAAAGCGCACGCAGGTCCAAAAAGTAACTGCACTTTGTAGTCACCCTTATCGTACCACTAGAGCGAGGTGGTTCTAGCTTAGTACATCCGTGTGCGAGATTGGTCAAATGTAGCAACATCAAAAGAGATGCTCTGCGAGGTCTACTGGATGGGAGTGCCGATATACAACATTACGGCATAATGGGCACGTGATCCATTTCCAGCATGATCAGGCGCTCTTCGAGTGGCCAGACAGAATTATAGCGCCAATCGGTTTGCAAGTGTTATGCAAGCTTAAGGTATATCGGTTGCATGTTTACAACAAACATGTTATAGAGGCAAGAATGACAAAGCTTGTACAAAGTTGTCCTGTATTATATAAACGACATACCATACCAAACACACACGATGACCACTCAATTGTTCTTTGAAGAAGGGGGTGCTCCATTAGTCGAGCAATTCTTGATCAAGATAAGTGGCAAGTCTGCCGGTGATAGGGAGTTAATCCACAATCAGAAGGTAGACTCGGCCGTGTCATTTAGTTTGCCGTCAGTCTGGGATCCTTCCAAACATGACAAGGTA